GCTTTGAGATATTGTATGTCTTCCTTGCCATCCATCTCCTTAACAATTTTTGACCAATCTCCTTCGTCTGAATAGTTGTCTAACAATAGATGGTTGATGCCTGCTTCCTTTAAATTCGCTATCCTCTCTTTTATGCTGACGGGAACGCCGACAACGATGCCGTACCCGTTTGTTATCAAATGAAAGATTGCCTTTGGTAGATACGACCTGAAAATCTTAATGATATCCAACAATTGAGAGTTCAGAGTCGGCTCCCCGTGCATTGCGAAGATTATCTTACTTGGCCAATTTGCTTTAGCTATTTCGCTTGCTATTTCTTTAGCCGTTTTCAATGTCATAAAATTCCAAGGAGTAGTGCCTTTTTCACGCATTCCCCTCAACCCGCAAAAACTGCAGCCAAGATTACACCCCTCGGTCGGCTCAATCTGTATTGAGTACGGAGCATGTTGTAATTCCAAATCTTTTAATTTCATAATTCTATTTTGTTTTTACTTATTAACTCTGGTGACAAAAATGGGGAGCCTTTTCGCGGCTCCCCTTGGTTCACGTCTTATGCTACTGCTCTGAGCGGTGCGTTAGAAAAGTTGATTGTTTTGCCTGTTATAGACAACGACTTTCTAAAATTACCCTACCTCTTGCCCCTGTCAAAAACCAAACAGCCCCGTATAATTGTAACTAACATTCCCCTCTTATATGGCACATAAAGGATTTCGTTTGCCATCTGTTAGTTACTCCCCTGGCGAAGGATGTGGAGCTGGAGGGAGTCGAACCCTCGTCCAAAAGGCGATAGAATAATCGTAAAATAGAGTTTTCACCCTACTGAGCTAATAAATTAACTCAACAATTATCGTGTGATATTAATAACTTTGGTAGTTATTTTGTAACTTTTATGTCAAGCTTCACTCCTTGAAGTCTTGGGGTTTTAGCAACATATTTTGGAGCAATTGAGAACGCCCGTAAACTTGCGTTCCAAAGATAGCCCTTTTGTTTATGGTTTATTGTGCAACGACAGTACGGGTGAACAGGGGAAATAGTCGGCAAATAATCAGCAGCCTTGCGCCCTATATTATTGCCGTTCGCTATCACGTCATCCAATACATAAACTATCGGTTCGCTCGCGGGGTCTTCTGGGTCTACTAAATAAAGTTCTTTGCAATGTTTACAAGCCCCCTCGTACACGTCAAAATAAACTTCTGAATCAACGCCGTGATTCTTTACAATACTTTGAGCAATTCCGGAGTTATACGCTTCGTGTAGTAAGTAGTAAGCAATGCGCAACCAATCCCTTTCCCAATCCTTAGTCGCTTCTCCAAGTTCAGCGGCTAGAGTACGCCCGCTTTTACGTAATTCGACAGCCTTCGCTGCCTTATCCTTGATTAATGCCTTTATTTTGAATTGGCTCTTTTGATTCCCTCGAACTATGATATTTGAAGTACCTTGCCTGATACGACTACCTAATCCGCCAATATCATTATACGCTCGGTTCTTGATTTGTTCAAGAGCAAATCTTTCTTGTTCAGTGAGTGGTATAAAGTTACCTGAGCCCAAGAACTTTGTGAACTGCGAGTAATTTAATCCCTTTGCTCTTTTAGAACCTAACGCATCAGACAATATTCCAAAGTAGAATGCATGGTCTATTATGCCTTGACTATTCTTATACAAATTTACGTCAATTCCGGAAGCCAGAAGCAACGCTTTTTCGTTAGCTGACAGATAATTGTATCCAAGTTGCTTGCCTATGAAGATGCATTCCCACCTCTTCAATATGCTAAGCATATCTGTTATTTGGTTATTGTTGAATATCATCTTCTTCTTTTATATCAACCGTTACTGACTTAGCAATATACTTTAGCACATCTGCAACCGCCCCTGATAAGTTAGCATTGTATTCTGATATGAACTTGTTTTCATATTCAGTCACTACTTTAAAGGGGGACGGTATAAAATGTGAATCTTTCTTTGCCATTACTCTTTTCTGGTTTTTTCTTTTTTATCGAAATTCTTTTTTTCTTTGTCAACCTTTTCGTCGTCCATTTCTAACATTGCTTTTTCTTGAGCATTCCTTTGAGCTATCGCTTCATTCATCATTTTGTTAGCTTCTTCAGAATTGACGTTCGAAAGCTTTTCGATTACTTCATTCAACGTCTTTACATTTGCAGCGTGTTCTTCTTTAGTCATTCCCTCAGAAGATTTTTTATCAACATTCACGCCGCGTTTATCTAGCTCTTTCTTAGCGGCTGAAACTAACTCTTCCTTCGTACCTTCAGCTGCTAATACTTTTTTAAGAGTTTCAGTATCGGTGGTTGAAGCATGTTCTTCCAATGTTTTGGCGATAGGTTTCTTTTTGCCATTTTCATCCAACTCAGGTTTCCGGTCTTTCTTTTCAGAAGGTTCGTCGCCTTTCTTTTCGGATCCGTACTTTTGTCCAACGCGTTGCAACTTTCTGTTTTCGGGGGTATCGGCGTAGACTCCGGATTTTGATTTTTCAATATCTTCGTTGCCGAATCCTTTCAGTATGTTTTGCCTTTTGTCGGCTGCTAAATTGAATCCCATGATTTTATCGTATTAAAATTTTATACCAACATTAATTGTGTACCCGACTTTAGGACCTGAAGCTCCAACATAACGTATTGCTGAAGCTCCGACCATATATTTTTGACCTAAATCTACCCCGACTTGAGCTTGATTCAAATTCATTTCTATCGACGAACCGACCATTGCATAAAACTGTATTGCCGGAACCTTCAATACAGTGTTCGTTGTTGTTATATATTTAACGACAGGTCTTATTTTAGCAGTGGCATTTATTATTTTGTTCATTGCTACTTTTACATTAACCTTGTACTCTCCTAAACTGTCGGTTGAATAATCCAGTGGGTAATCTTTTACCTTGTAATAATCTGCCAACAATGCGGCAGTGTCAACCTTCTGAACAATTGTTTCGCCAGCTACTGCGTAAGGTATGGTATCATGAACAGCATAAGGAACTGGGTTATCCAATGTTTTAACAACCTCGTACGGAACTTTCTCAGTTACCGTTACCGTTTTAGTGTTTATTTCAGTTTTCACTGTTAAACGCCCTGTAAACAACCCTGCGAAAAATAAAACTACAATAGCAATACCTGCGGTCAAAAATTTGTTTTTTGTTGTCATTTTTATTCTTGTTTAAAATAATGTTCAACATCTTCTTCTTGAATACCTAACTTATGAGCAATTTCTCCTGCTAACAATTTTTTAAGCATTTTAACAGCGGGCAAGTCAGGTTTAATTATTAACATATGAGCGCAAACTGAAAAGAACTCGGCGGCGCACAATAGAGCCGTAACTAAAACAGTCCCCATACTTATGTCGTTATTTATTAAAATCTTTTCAAGCACTAATGGCATGAAAAATAAAACAAAGTACATCACTAGCTTTACAGCCGTTGAATATAGAGCGATGCTAATCTTAAATTTGTGCGACTTCAATGATGACCAACACCCGAAAAACAAATCTACAAAAAGAGCTATTAATACCCAATGGAATAATTGAGCTTTAACCCCAAAAGTTGCCGCAACGAACATCATAAACATCATTCCCCACCCTGATACGGTGCTGAATATCAATCGTAATTTCATCACTAAATCTTCTATCGTCAAAACGACTTTTTGAAACGCATTCAACTCCATCACATCTAGCTAATTAAAGTATAATTAAAATTAATATCTTGGTTTGGGGTAACTGTATTCAAGCTTAAATTGCTTGGTTGAGAAACAGCGTTTGATAAAGTGTACCCTGCCGATTCACTTTCCCCCGCGAGTATCGATATAATAATATCGACTGGGGTTGATATAACGGCTGAACTTGTGTCCGATTGTTTATTGTATAAGCAAGTAAAGTTTATGAATAGACTGCTTGTAACTGGTCTAGACGCAAGAAGCTTTATTTCATAATCATTAACCGTAACCCCTTGAACTATTTTGCCAATCCCTTGAACGGAGAACATATCTATTTCACAAATCGCCTTGCTTCCGTCATTGCTTTCGGGGAAACTATCTACTGACAAAGTTGATGCTATCGCATTTAACTTAACAACTCCTACTCCAATATGTTTTATTGTTCTGTAAATTGTGTTTGCTCCTGAAAGTAGAAATTCGCAAGATAAAGCGTATTCAGAAATTTTCTTTATTCTCACAATTCGTGGAGCGTAGTTAACCTTGAAAATTACTTGAATAATTGGATTCGCTCCAGATAAACAACTAGCGGGAGAATCCCAAATGCTCATTACATCTTTAGTAACCCTTTCGTTGCTAGAGTTAGATACACCATATATTTCGACTGAATCTCCAACCTTCATCCCCTGAGGAAGCCAATTGTTTGAAGTTGGTACTGAATCTCCCAATAAAACAAAATAAGTAATCAACTTGTTTTTGATTACCCCGCTGATGTAATTTATCTGTGATTGTGTTTTTTGTAAAGCTGAATTTACAGTGTCGTTGTTATTAATTGGAGACGCCGCGACAGAAGGGGAAAAATTATCCGAAACAACAATTCCAGTTGCTACCTTAAATTTGTTTATCCAACGTTGTATTTTAGATATTATTGTTAATAACGAATCATTTACCGCTACGTCCAACGCTTCACCTGTTAAGGTAAGAGCGGGTGAGGATTTGGAAAATATATT